TGTCGTGTTTAGGTGAGGTATCGTATTAATCAACTTCGACTTCCAGTTCTTTACTGGCTTGCCGTTTCCATCCTTCCATCCGTTCTCAACCCAAGCATCATATTTCAGACCTGCGTGTACTGGGTCTACGTCTTGTTTCTTAGATAGACAATACTCAACAAACTCCTCGCGTGTAGGTATATATTTATCTATTATAACCTTATCTATTATAACCTTATCCTTATCCGCATTTTTTCGAATCGTTTTGGATGCGTCCGCATGCGTTCGCATACCATCAACCTCCCATCTCTTTTTAGCGGCTTCGGATGCCTGTTGACTTTTTGCTTCCCACTTATCCAAATCCCTTTTTAGTTGCGCTTTGAACGGCTTAAAAAGTAGTTCAGTCAAGCGGTCAGGAGGAGTTGGGTTTTCGTCGTTTACATACAACATAATGTGCTTGATTAAACGACCAGCCTCTTCGTCTGTTAGGTCACGAAATTGGTCAACCCAATCACGATAGAAAATGATTTTGTTCTTGCCTTCAGCCATTGCTCAATGATTTGTATTGCTGCCAAACATAGCGCAATTTGCTAGTATAATTTTGCTCTTGCAGATATGCCTTGGCTGTGCCGACTGCTCGATAGTGTCGGATAGCGTGAATGTAGCTGTAAATCTCCGCTCTTTTAAGGTGCTGCTGTGTCGTCATACCGAAGCGCGAATTGATAGCAACTCCTCGCACTCTCGCAAGTTTGCTACTACGTTCATGTTATCTACATTGTGCTTGCGGTAAATGTCGACATAACCCTTAACCACGTTCACACCGTGTATGCAGGTGCTGTGGTCGCGATTCACAAGATTCGCGCTTGCAACTGATGTCCTCCGCATTCGGACATTTAAAATGTACATCACGAGATTTCTAGCCAACACAACTCCAGCGTGTCGCTTCTTACTTCTAATGTCGTGCTTACTGATACCAGTTACCCTACTCACCACATTCAATACATCCTCGTCTTGCAAATCTGCCCATTCGTATCCTTTGCTCTTAATGCGAATCCATCTTTTCAGAACTCGCTGTTGCTGGTCAATGTGTTCAACGAGTTCTTTTGCTTCGTCTATTGTCATAACTCTAATCTCTGTTCGTGTTTCAAATGTGAAATATTCGTTCGAATTGCGCCAACTATTTCGTAGCCTGCGTCCATAATTCGTCTGAGTTCATACATCTCAGGGTATGCAACGTGCGCTTGGTTCTCACTTCTAGCAACGCTGCTACCTTCATCTATCAACTCCTTGACCTTGCCTTGCCACTTGGCGTGTACCTCTGCTCTTATTGTTTCGAGATAATACAGCGCAGAACTCAAGTCTTTGAGAATCATGGACAAGGTATGCCCATCAAGGTCGGTCATGCGATGGTAGTCGTTGACAAGGGAATTCATCTTATCAATGACATCGCGGTAGTTCTTCATAGACCACAAATATTTTTGATGTGCTTAGTGATTTGCGTTTGATTGTAGCTACCACGCTCGGTGATTGGATGTGGAAGGCGTTGATACAACTCGTAAATGAATTGTTCAGCATCCTCGTATCTTGGCGAGTTAGCAAACCACAGCTTGATACCATCTAGTTGCTCATCTGTGAATTGTATCTGCTCCATCAGATATTCAATTTGCCAGTGTTGGGCAGAGGTCATACCGACCTCGCCCTCTATCTTCTCATCGTACCACTTATCGAAATCATCCATTGCTTCCTCTTTTAAAGTCGTCTGCCTCATCTTCGCTGTATAGATACCCGTGTGCGTCGATTGCAATTAGTACCGCTCGTGCCTTTGCTCGTTTCTCAGCCATTTCCAAGTAGTACTTCTGAGCGTTCTTCACGTTTGACTTCTCCGCACTTCCGTAGCTTGTTGCTAATGGTTTCCCATCCTTATCGCGCACCACGCATTTGATGGCGCAGTAGTCGGGTTGGCAAACGACCGTGTGGAAGTCGTATATAAGTTGTTCTTTGCTGGCTATCTTCTGAATGCCAGTCTTGGTGATGATTGCCGTACCATGTAAGGCAAACACATCTTCGTCTTTGTTGAGGTTGTATTTCTCAAATACATTCCTCAGAAACTCTCGTTTGTTCATTATTTGATTGGTTTAAGTTTTGCTAAATTACAGGCTTGGGTGACTCCATTTCGGTCAATGTATTCTGCCCACTCCATATCATCTTCAGAGTCAATGTAGATAACAAGGACGAGTTCGTCGCCCTTCATTGCCCATTGTGGTTGGTCGCGATAACTACTCCACATCGTCCATGTTGTTAAGTAGTTCTTGGCAAAGTAACTTAATCACATCCTCGCATTGCATCATGCGCATCTTTTGCAACAAACGCTCAGAGTTATTCTTACTCTCAACGGCTTCGCTATGTGCGTCGTCGTGCATCGCCCAGTCAGTTAATTCATCAACGATGGCTGATGCTAACTTGTGATTTGTTTGGTACTGTTGGTAATTCATTTGTTTGTTTATTGGTTTAACTTTCAACAAATATACACCCATTGTGCATAACTCCAAACATTTCTGTAATTTTTTTCATAAAAAAAACCGCCAAGCCTTGGGAAACTTGACGGTTCAGGAGATTGGATAGAAGGTTCTTTTAGTCTTTCACGGTGCGATACCAAGGGTCTAACTTCTCAATGTGCTTCTGACTCTTGTCGTACCACCTTTGATATACTACTCTCGGATATTTGACTCTATTTGCCACTAGCTGCACTTGGTACTTTAGCAGTCTGTCTAACCACCACGTCTTAGCGTCGATGGTTTGCTTTCCACATTTTGGGCATCTTAACTTCATGTATTAAAGTTCATTGGTTATGTCACAAATACGGGGTAAATGTAGCGAAATTGATACACAGACACAGGGTAAACTTTACACTCGTTATAGGTTCATGAGTAAATTTATCGGAGTTTTACCCTCGTCCAACACCACCATGCAGCCTATCGCTGGCTTCTTACCCCTCTTAGCGTATGCCATTGCATAGGATTCGTGGTCGATACCACAACCGACTTGACTTGCAAATATCTTAAATTTCTGTCCAACCAACCAATGGGTGAAGCATTGCGTATGAATATGACCTTGAACCGTTGACATCATATCGCTTGCAGCTTTACGATGCGCGACACCAGCTTCGCCGTGTATATATTGCACGTTGTCAAGTACATATCTGTCTACAAATTCCCAATGTGGAACTTCAAGAACATCTTTGTACTCTTTAATCCAACGCTTCGGAACTGCGCTAGTCTGTGCCTTCCTCATCACAATTCGGTCGTGATTGCCTATGGTGACAACCGCCTCAGGAAAAGCATCTCTCCAACGTGCTATCTTGCTGATTGCAAGGTCTAGTTCATCGCCTCCACCCATACCATCCGCATCAGTTTCGTGGTAGCTACTATAATGATTGTCAATGATGTCACCTATAAAAATGACTTGGTTGCAGTTGAAGCGTTCATACTGCTCAATGCAGAACTCAAGGTATCCATCCAAAGAGAATGGTTCGTGAAGGTCACCAATGACTAGCACGCGGTTAGCGTTGCGGTCTTTGAGGTCGTTGACTAGGTGGTTAAGCCCGTCTGTTAATCTAGGTCGGTTCATTGTATTTCAGTAATCTCAAATTCAATGCGTGGATTTTCACGGTCAATTTCGCGATGTGCAACTATCTCTGTGCAGTTACGGTCATTTGTTACCGTGTGAGCCATTTGTAGGCAGTCTAAGACGATTTTAAGGGAGTTGTCAAGGTCTGCCCTCGCTGATGGGTAGAAAACCCGTAAGAACAGCTTAAAATGCGTCGAGATGTTTAAGTCTTTATGAAGTCCTATTTGATACATAAAAGACTTCTCGTATTCCTTCAAGGCTTTTGCTTTGTACATTCTCGCTTTGCCACCTATTGTGGTCACCTTATAGCAGTTTGATTTGCTTGGTACGTTGCCGTAAATTACCTCAACCATTTAAGTGGCGATGTGAATTTCCATAAAATTAGGGCTATAATCACTACAATCAACAATGCCAATCCTAATTTGCCTGCTTTGCCTAGTTGCTCAACAAGGCTTTGCTTACGCACCACGACCTTCTCGTAAGGTATCTCAACTCGCTGGTAGATGGTGTCTGCCGCACATTCGCCCATAATACGAATGGTATCACCGACCTTGATGTACCGAATTGTCAACCTGTCGTTGTTGATTACTACCGTGTCTTGATTTGCGTCGAAGAAGGTGTCTACCTCAACTTTTGGAACAACCATTTGAAGCGTGTCTACGATGGTATCCTTCACGAGAAGCTGCGGATACTTAATCGTCAGCCGCTCAATCTTACGCTCGGCACGTCGTAGCTTCTTCTGTTCGCTGCATCCAATTAATGTGATGCACAATAAGATGAGCGCAATACTACGCACCCTTCAGTTTTTCGATGTGCTTTGCCCAGTTCTTTTGCAGCGTAGCGATTAGCCACATCGCTAAGGTCAGAAAGATGTAATTCAGGGAAAGTTGTCCTTCAACTTCTAAATAGATGGCAGAGCAACTCATCACGGTGCTTACCACCACGGCAATCCAAAACGCTGCTCTTGCGCTAGAGAGTTGTCCTTTGTCATCTGATAACAATTCATTCAGCCAGTTCATCTTTGTATTGCTCATAATATGTACGTCCTTTAGAGTTTTTCTTTGCCACTAGAATCTCACCTCGATTACCTTCTGCTTTGTAGCTGACGTGAACCCAAGCAGGTTTCTTATCATCTCCGAACTCCCAAATCAACTGGTCGAAGTCAAGGTTGTCTTTGATGTACTCGAATATCTTAGCGTTGTCTACGCCTGTCATATCCCCGTCAATGTCTAATGCTTGTCCGTAGCAATGTTGGCTTGCTGGAATGTATCGACCACTTTGCCAATAACCAGCACCTCCTATGAGTTGGTTTAATTGTGCAGACCTATAACCACTTGTTACAGCAATAGGCTTCTTGAAATGGTCACGCAATGGTTGGAACACCTCTTCAGCAATCAACTTTAAGTTCTCCAAGTGCTTGCCCTTGGGTGTGTTGTCAATCCCTCTGCGGTCAGCTGTTGCGCTCTTTGCTACCTCAGCCAATGATAAGTTTTTACTCAGCTTCATCTCTATTGATTTTGCGTCGAGATTTACGAGCGGTACTCTTTGTGAACACCTCCTCGTATGCCTCTAACTTCGTCCTCAAGGTAGCTATTTCTTGCGCCTGTGCCAAGATGACTCTGTTGTTCTCCTCGATTTGCTCTCGCAACATCTGCACCTCCTTGCGGAGTTCAACCATTGTTGACTCGTGCAACCGAACCGTTTCAGCCGCCTTTATCGTGTCAATCACCCATGACATTATCGTCTTACCTCGCCATACAACAAGACCAAGACCAATGGCAAACATCGTTGTCCCTAGTCCGTGATTACTTATGATTTGAGCGAATGACTCGATTATCTCCATCCTTCTTTGATTTGAGGTATTGCTTTAGCTTGATAATGTTTGATTGCTTCGGCTTGTAGGTGTCCTTTAATTCAATGCCCATCCGCAGTAATTTGTAGTTGAACTTGGGTCAACATCCTCATTTGTATTGGAGTTGTATTCTGGGAACAAATCGTTGTTGTTACACAAGTAGTCTATCAAACGATTGGTGTAATAGACAGCCGTGTCCTTCTCACGCATTCTGACAGCGTTCAATTCGTCCTCGGTCAATGGTGACCCATTCTCAGGCTCGTGGCGGTAGATGCCCCCATTGTTTATCTTAACCGCTAGACGTGGTATGATTTCGTACATCGCCCAATGGATGAGAACTGGCTTAATCCACTCAGTCACCAAGTTCAGGTAGTTACCTGTCAATGTATCTGCAATGATGTCGTTTTGTAACTTCTCAAGTAGGTCTGTTCCTAGATACCGTTGGAGGTGCATATCCTGAGCGATAGCGACATACTGGATAAAGTTATCCGTGTCCACATTGCCGTTCATTGCTGTGAATGTTACAAGGTCATCGCGTTGTATTAATAGTGCTTTAGCCATTATCTAGGGTTTAAGAATCCGTTGTTAGGCATATCCTTTGGGCGTGTCTTTGCTGTGTTATAATCAGGGTCTACTCCTTTGGAATATCCTGCTGAAGTCGCATCACGGTAGCTAGTAATCAAGGCTTGCGCTCGTGGTGACTTGACGTCTATCTTGTCATTGCTATCTGTTCGAGCGTATATCTTACGCACCCAGCGATGGTAACAGTCACCTCCTCCTTTGTACAGAAAGATGTCATACGTTGCCGCACCATTTGCTCCCCAGCCTGCATTGACGGGCTTAGAACTCATCTGAGCGATGTCCTCGCGTCGATATAGCTTCGCAGCACTCACCATCTTCTTGCAGAACTCGCGGCTGTTTGCTTTGGTTGTCCGTGGGCTGTATTCATATCGCACCTTGACGATGAAGTCCTTGGTTCTCTCATCCCAATCACTCGTTGCGTTCGGTCTAGCTATTCCTGTGCTTACCAAGTTGACGACTTTTGAGAAGATGCTCTCACGCATTTCAGCCTCCTCTTCGTTAGCTTGCTTCACCTTGTACTCCAAATCCCAACCATCGTCCTCATAATCGTCGCCTTCATAGATGAGTTCCCAACCATTCATATCTTCCTGCTCACCTAATGATGCCAAGAAGTCATCCAACTCTGCGCTCAGTTCTACACCTACCTTCTCTTCAACTACCTCTTCAGCGATGTCCTCCACTTCGATTTCTGTAAATTCAAGCGGCTGCAATGTTTCAAAGTATAGCTTAAATGACAATCCGTTTGCTGATGCAATCTTGTCCAACCCATCAATTACCACTCGTTGAAGCGGCTTAATGACCGTGTTGTCAAATAGCTGAGATGCCATTTTTATTTCGTCTGCGTTGCTTCCAAGTCCTCCGTTCGCTGGTAGCCCAAATAGCAATGGGCTAACAACTCGATGCGCGACCATAATTTTTCTCGTGCATTCTTCAGCCATAAAGCTATACTGCTCATGTGGATTGTTGATTTGTACGGTTTCAATATTCGCTGCCTCCTCTGCTGAATTGTTGAACGCGACCACTAATGCGTCGCCATCTTCGCCTGAGAATTTAGCTTTTATTTTGCTTTCGATTCTATCTTGCTCATCTTCTTCAGGAATGCCGTTGTTGAAGTTGATGATGTGGTTCGCTGAAAACTTGTTCTTGATGTTGTTGACGTGGAAGTTGGCGATTGAGATTTCAGCCTCTGCGTATTGCAAGCCACTCATGTACTCCACAGGGGCGAAGTAGAAATGCCCTGCGCGATATGGCTTGATGCACAACACCTCAATCCCTTCACGGCTTGTGCCGAAAGCTGGAATGCGAATTGGCTTTTCGCTTCGCTTTATATTCGCCCAGTCATCGTGGTAGTAATACGCCTCGATGTCACCTTCATCATTGCACTTCTCAGGGCGGTAGTTTTGAGTAGGTGAATGATATACTTCAACAACCTTAGTGTGCGACTTATCCCATATACATTGCAAATACCCTTCACCAAGCGTGTAGTAGTCGTCGGTCAAACAGCGTAGCGTGTCTTCTGATAAAATGCTCAGAAGTGATGCCCACCCTTCGGGGTCTTTACTCGCGTCAGCCGCTTTCAAACCACGACCATAGATTAGGTCTGTGATGCTATTGATTAACGCTCCGTTGGTAGGACTATCCTTCAGCCTTAGCAGTTCATTGTAGAAATCATTGTCTGCTCCATAGCTTACCCACTCCTTGCCTTTGACCTCAACTGCCTCAGGCATCTCATATTTGTAGCCTAGCTGGATTAATCTTACATTACTCATAGTACGACGAATGTGTTGTCGTTAGCGGTACTCTCAACGAACTTGCCACTATTGACGGTGAATTTTGGTAGATTGGTTTGTGTCGTGCAGAATCCCTGACCACGCCATAGCAGCGTTGAACCTTCGGTAAGTTCAAAGTAATAGAAGTTGTCCTCGATGAACTCATTGCCTGAAGTTGGTGTCCAAGTGATGGTCACTTCTCCATTGCTATCGCTGATGGTTGGGGTGATACTGTACACGGTTTTGTTCTTGGTTTTACTGCGAACGCTCAAGGTAGTACTTCCTGTCGGAACTGACCGCGGAATACATACTACGCTTTGCTCGCCTGTTGGTGTAACTATTACCATATAGTATATACGATAAAGCTAGAATTCTGTTTATAAAAACAAAGCCTCCACCAAAAGGCAGAGGCTCTGAAACCAATTAACCAAACAAACAATTATGAACCACTTACTGTCGCAACGTTCAGGTTGGTCAGCTTTTCAGCCACCGTTGTTCCTGAAGCTGGAATGCAGAAATTAGCTGGTGTGCGCTCTTGCGCTGTCAAAGTTAGTGTGTAACCTGACAAGTCACCCATTGCAGTCCCTGATGCAACCGTTCCACCTGTTACGTCTGCGCCATGCTCACGTCCCATGTACAACAGATTCCCGTTGTAGTCCTCAATGATAACGTGAGGTCGTCCGTAAGCTAGGAGTTTGATTTCTTTGTGGTCTTCCTTGGTCAATCCCTTCAGCGTCAAGCTAAGGGTCTGCTCAAAGAAAGTAGTACCAGTATCACGTGAAGAAGTGATTGTTTCCTCGTAAGAAGAAGCACCCTTCAGGTCATACTTGTATGCTGATACGTCAGAAGCAGTTGAGCCTAACTGGTCGATAACATCTGTGTCAGTCACGTCGAATTGAACATCCAAGTTGGCATCGCCAAAGTTGATGAAGTAAACGGCGTTGATACCACCTACGCTATCCTTGCAAGGCTCAATGCGTCCTCTACTCAAATCACAAGCCATATTCTTTTAAGATTATATAGAAAAGGGATGGGCAGTTGTACCCACCCCTTCCTATGTGTTAGACATTATTAAGCGTAGAGAACGATGTCGCCTCCGATTCCGTGCTGAACACCACCTGTAAATCGCATGATGACACGAACGTTGCGTGAGCCATCAAGGTCAGCCATGTCGAGCAACTTGACTTCGTTGTGGTCAGAAAGTAGACCAGTTCCAAAGAACAAGTTTGACTTCTCAGCCGCTACCATCTTGTTGTTCGAAAGTCCGTTAGCAACGAACAATTTAACACCGTCGAAGGAAAGTCCGATGTCACCGAATCCAGCAGCACTCAACCACTGTGTTCCGTTGTTACCTACACCGTTTGCTCCTTTGCCGTTAGCAGCGAAACCACCAAGAGCGCGAACGTATGCACGAGCAACATTCTGAGAAACGTAGATGTAAAGGTCATCCTTGCCGTAAACAGCAGAAGGGATAGCGTCAACTACCTTACCCAATTCGTCGATTACGTTGCTTGCAGATACTCCAGCAGTTGCAGCAGTTACGTCATTAACATCACCGTCAGCGGCAAGAAGAGTTTCAAAACCGTCAAACTCACCCGGAGTTGCAGTTCCGTCTGTACCTTGCCAAATAGAGTTCTCTATTGATTGAGCAACCTTCTCAGCAACGTGACCAATCAAGTAGTCAGCGAAAGTAGCTGGCATTGACTCGTTCAAAGCAGAGTAACCCATCTCCAAAGCATACCAATCCTGAACAAATGTGTCCTTACACAACTCCAAGTTCACTTGAAGTTCCTTAGGCGTGATAATGCGCTCAGTCAAGGTGATTGTAGAGGTAGAAGTGAAGTCACAAGTAGCATCCTTAACGATAGCATCAGTAGCCAATTTATTAAGTACGCTCTTGAACTTTACGTTAGGCATCACGGTGATACCTTCTTGAGCGATTGTCGCACCGCTCAAAAGTGCTGCGCTGATATACTTACCAGCTGCTTCGCCAGCGTAAGTGCTGGTCAAACTTACAGTTGTAGCCATTTTCTAATTTTTAGCTGTTAGCGATGCGAGCAAACACGCGGTCACGAACTGACTCTGTGCGCTTGTTAGCACCAATTTTGAAATTGAATTTTTGCTCCGCTTTTCTTTCGGGGTTTGCCTTGATAGGCTTGGCTGCTGGCGCGGAATCAACCGACAACTCAATTTTCTCTTCGACCTCAACTTCAGCTTCTTCGGCTGATGCTTCGACCTTAACTTCAGGAGTAGGCTCAACAGTTGGTTCAGCAACTTCTTCAGCAGCTTCTTCAGCCACCTCTTCTTTTGCTTCTTCAACTACTTCTTCAGAGGACATCTCCTCTTTTTTGCCATACCCCATCTCTTCCATGTAAGCTGCTACGATTTCGCGAACCTTGTCTTCAGTCATTCCCTGCTCTTCTTCAGCAGCTTCAACCTCGACTTCAGGTTGCTCAACCTCAACTTCCACTTCGGGTGCTTCCACCTCACCGACTGATGCAATCACACCTTCCTCTTCGACGACCAACTCGCGACCATCTTCCAAAGTGTATGAACCAACAGGCAACGGGATGTTTCCATCTTCAGCTACGACAAATACAGCTTCGCCAGCTGCAAATGCTTCCGCTTCGACGGTAGTACCATCCTCAAGGTTAGCCGTTTCAAATTTGAACTCTGCGCCAAATTTGTTAGCCAACTGCTTGAGGTGCGTTAGTAAAGTATTTGATTTGCTCATGACCTATATACGAAGCAGCCACGAGCCTGTTGTATTTTCGGGTGTAACGCTTTGACTATTAAACTTCTAGGCTAGGGTCTGACATTACGATGTCGTCAAGGTCTACGATGTACTCCGATACATCACCTAAGATGCCTTCGATGTGCTGACGCTTGTCTACGTTATACCTAAATGTATTTGCTGGTGAGTAGTTCTCAATCCCAACTATTACATCTGTGTCTACTTGAGCTTTTTGCTCTGCGTTTAAATTAATGATTTGCATTGTTATATGATTTCTAAGTTATACCAATCTTCAGTTAGTGATTCTAATTCTGTCATTTGTGCTGAGTAGTTTTCGTGTTTTAGTATCGCACACTTATTTTCTGTCGGGTGTTCAATAACATTTGCCCAATTCAATGTAGGTGCTTGATAGTTTTCACCATTTGTTACGATAGCATCGTATGCTTCACACTCTTCTCTTGTTCCTATATAGTACATTAGTATATATTGTAATAAGTGTTGATTTTGGATTCTACATTTGAAAACTCGGAGCTTTCGTCTGTGTTGTAAGCGATATATTCTTGGATAATACCGATAATCGGATTAGACGCATTACCTCCGATAGACATTGCTGTTGCTGACGTCAAGGCTCCGTTATTTCCTGATGCGTCTTGCGCCCCGTTCAATCTAAGGATACTAGATGACGTATTGAATAGACCGCTTTGTAAGTATTGCGCTCCAGTTGTAAGTGTTGTAGCTCCATAAAGAAATGTTCCTGCATATTGAAATGGTTTGTCAAGTACACTTTTTCCAATAACATAATTAGGGTCGCTAATCTCAACGTAGTGTCTCTGTGTGCCTGCCGCTTGCGCGTTTTCAAAAACAGTATAGTATGTACTTGGCTGTGTTATAGCGGTTGATAGCGTGCATGTAAGTAAATCTCCTGCTCCAAAATCAACCCCCGACTTCCCGTTAAATGTTATTGTACTTCCACTCGATACTATCTGCGGTTGGTTGGATGCTGTGCTTTGAGTTGCATCATTACCATTACCACTTTGGTCATACCAAGTAGTTACATAACCATCACTTGCCCCAACAAATGAAAGTAATGCAGCTTCGTCAAGAACGTAACCATCAAATCCTATGTCTTGAGTAGCATTGTCAGATGAACGTCTTACATTGATTGCTGAACCTTCATAAGTAGAATAAACTTTTCTTAATGAGTAAGCAACTGCTGCACCTGAATATGAATCCATCAATGCTGCGTAGGCTTGAATGTTGTTAATGAATGTTTTGTAGGATGTTGTAAAATCTTTAGTTTCTTGAAGCGTATCAAACTCGGATATAAAATGACAACTGTATTTTCCATTTGAAATACCACCAGCTCCATTTGCTTTAAAATATGACGGAGCAACAGCAGGAAATGAATATGTAGTTGATGATGTGTCTTGTAAATCCGTGTTGTTATTTACAATAGTATATGCCGAAGTTGTCGAATATCTAGCTGCTACAACGCTTGCAGATGTTGGTATCGTGGCAGCATATTGAGAGTATGGTGAAGATAGTCCTAGATAAGACCTAATTAGCGATGAGTTAAAATACCTTGAAGCAATATAGTTACCTGAATTAATAGCACCAAATAAATATGGTATTGATGTTTCTCCTGTTGCGCCAATATAAATTGCGCCCTGTTGTACTTTATACTGACTACTTACAATTGAACTGTAAGTAGATACATCAGTTAAATACTTAGTACTTCCATCACCTTGTAGACCGATAGTAGCATCTACGTCAGCATCGACAAAGTTTGTATTAGTAGCTTGTCCTAAGTTAATAGCATCTACTCTTGCAGAGTCAATTACACCACCTAAGAACGGATATAATCTTTTTATCTTAGACCATCTTCCAGCTACTACCTCACGACTAACAAACGCACTAAACTCTGATTTAACATTATCTGATAATGTTCCACCTGCTGTTTCTACTGCTGTGAAGTATGCTTGAGCAGCTGCGTAAGCTTGGATGTTATTAATGAATGTTTTGTAGGATGATTCAAATGCTTGCGTCTCTGTCAGACTTAATCCACTTGCAATGAACATACCTCCTGATTTTATACTTGAGAAACTCGAAGGTGTGCCGTTTATATTTAAAGCGAATAAATCCATTAAGTCTGTACTAAATGGCGTGCTTCTAGCAGTTGAGTTCGTATTGACAACCACTCCATCAAGTAATACATTTAAGTCTGAGGAACTAAAACTCGCGCCTATATGACTAGAATCCGTAGATAAAACCCCACCTGCTGCAACTACGTTATCTGTTGCAAATACCTGTGGTTGTAGTTGATTTTTTTGAAGATATAATCTACCAAGTGAATTAGCTGAACTAAAATGTCCCATCAACCGAGATAAACTACTTGGCTGCTCTACTGCACCAATTCTAAACACACCTATTTGAAAATCCGTGCTATCTGGTAATATTAAATTCGTTGTTTCAGTTAATCGTAATGATTTCGTACTTCCATCACCCTGTAGACCAATAGTAGCATCAGCGTCAGCATCTACAAAGTTGCTATTCGTAGCCTGAATACCTGTTACAACATCAACACGGGCTGCATCAATGGTTCCACCCATGAATGGGTATAGTCTTTTAATATTACCCCATCGACCACCAGCTTTTTCTCTAACAACAAAGGCATCAAATTCAGCTTTTACGTTATCAGTTAGCGTACCTCCTGCGTCTTCAACGGCTGTGAAATACACTTGAGCGTCAGGGTCAAACGTGCCTCCCGAGCCAAGTAATGTGTCACCTGCTGCGCTGCTTGCGTAGACAGAACCGAATCCATTAGTTGCGTTGTCGGCTGACTTGCCCCAACCTATCGTGTTGTTTTCAACGCCTTTACCCCATCCATTTGTAACTGCCATACCTTACGCTTTTTTCTGAATGATGAACCACTCGCTGCCATCTGACCACAGCGCAATTCCTTCGTATGCTTTATTGATTTCGTAATAGTCCGTTGAACCATCAAGCGTATCACTACCTGCTGGCGTAAGATACACCCTTGTGTTGGTTGTAAATGTGCTGTCTGAGATAAAGCGGATAGTTCTGTTCGTATTAGAACCATTGACCGAAGGCAAAGTCAAGGTCATATTGCCTGTGCCTCCTGACCATGATAGATGAATCATTGTCGCATTGTCATAGGCTGCATCTCCCAAGTCAACGCTTTGAGTTGCTGACACTTCAATGTTAGTAGCAATCAAATAGTTCTTAACGTCATTCACGGTAGTTCTAACCGTTGCGCTACTTTGTACCACCGCAATGATTTCCGTACCGTCTAATGCGGTCGCAGCCGTCAGTTCGCTTATCTTCTTATTAGCCATCTAGTTCAATGTTATATCTGTTTTCCTGAAGCAAATAGTCGCCACTTTCTTGCATCAAGTATGACGCTCGCTGCCCTTGTGATGCTATGCCACCAATGCCTTGCGCTCTTAACGAACCATCGCAACATTCGCGACTGTATGTGTTCTTATCCCAGCACAAACAACCCTTTCGCCCTCCTTTCCTGCTTGTGTAGCTAGGGAAGTAATTTTTGTCGTATCGTCGAGCGCGAGCCATTAATAAGTGAATCGGTTAATCATATCAATGAGGTCTTTGGTTTGGCTAGATGCCTC